ATGAGCCGACCCAGTTTCAAGACGATGGCGCTAGCGCTGGCCAGTTCCGCACTGTTGATGGCCAGCGGTGCTGCGCAAGCGGGCCCGATCTTCATCACCGGGCATGACCCCGACTTCCACTCGCAGCCGGGGCTGGGCAGTGGCAGCCATCTGCTGGCCACGGCCATGTCCTTCGTGACCGGCGGCACCTACAACGATGGCCTCGCGACGACCAAGTTCCTGTGGGTCGAGTCGGACATCGCAGCGCCCGGTGGCCACGTCAAAGGCTACAACTCGCTCGACGACATCGGCGTCACGGCGGCCGACTTCGACATCGTCAACGCGGCCGGCCTGGCCACCGTCGACTTCTCGCAATACACCGCAATCGCCGTCGCATCGTCGTTCGGCGGTACGCTGACGCGCGCCGAGCTCGACGGGCTGATCGCGCGCAAGGCCGACATCCAGGCCTTCATCAACGCCGGTGGCGGCCTGTTCGCGTCTTCCGAGTGCTTCCCCTGCGGCGCCAACCTGCTCGCCGGCGCGACGGCCCCGGATCTGTTCGGCTACCTGCCGGTGGACGTGACCTCGATCGGCGCCGCGCCGCCGTTCACCCCCACGGCCTACGGCCTGTCGCTGGGGCTGACCGCGGCCGATCTGAACGACCCGACCCACAACTCGTTCGGGCTGGTCGGCGGCTTGAACATCGTCGACACCGACGCCGCCGGCAACGCCACCACGCTGGCGGGCAACGTGAGAGTCGACGACGGCGGCTTCAATCCGGTGCCGGAACCGGTGTCTTCAAGCCTGGTCGGCATCGGCCTGCTGGCACTGGCCGCATCGCGGCGCCGCGCGCGCTGACGACAGCCGCAGGGCCCGCAACGCCCGGCCGCCGGGTGGCGGGCGGCCACGTCACTGTTGAGATGTCGAGTTACGTGCCGCCGGCTGGCGGTCCGCCACCGGCGGGGCCACAATGCGCGCCTCTCGGTATCGTGGGGGCGTACACGCGTGGAGCAGCAAGCTGACATGGCGGGGCCGACGCGTCTATCAGGCACGATCCTGTGCATCGAAGACGACCCGGTCAGCATGGAGCTCGTCGAAGCCGCTCTGCTGGGCTATCCGGGCGTCCAGTTGCTGAAGGCCTTCAACGGCCAGGACGGCGTGCGCAGGGCCCTTGAAGAGCATCCCGATCTGGTGTTGCTGGACATGCATCTGCCGGACATGGGCGGGCTGGGCGTCGTGCGGCTGCTGAACGAGACGATCTCGCAAACGCAGCTGCGTGTCGTGCTACTGACGAGCGAGCCGTTCTCGATCGAAGTGGTCAAGGCGATGAGCCTGGGCGCGCGCGAATACTGGCCCAAGCCGCTGGACCTGTCGCGCCTGGCCGGCGCATTGGCACGCGCGCTGGCGGCCCCGGAACCCGCGGGTCAGCGGCGGCGCATGTGATCGCGCGGTGCCGTGGCGGGCACCCCCTATTTCGCAGCCCTTCATCCCCCTGAACGGACGATGCGCGTGGCCGGCCGGGCCGTCACCATGGCCCCAGGAGGTAACCCGCCATGCAAGCCACCCCAGCCCACGTTCTCGCCGATACCGCTTTGAGCCTGCGCCACTCGCGTCCGCTCGTTCCGGCGCTCGATCTGCTCGACCAGGTGCTTGGCACCTGCAAAGAAGATGCGTTGGACTTCCCCGCCGACCTGATCGCACCGCCGTCGCAGTTCGGCCAGCTCATCGCCGAAGCCTTCGACCCCGACATGACGCCGGCCGAGTGGGTGGCCTGGGCCGGCGAAGGCTCCGACGCAGCCGTGCGCGAAGCCTTGCTGCGGTTCTGGTCCGCCGAGGTGCTGCCGGCGTTCCGTGCGCGCTACGGGCTTGCGCACTGAGACCACCAATCAGGCCCCGATTGCACCCGCACTTGCGGGGACCGGATTCGAGTTGCGCAGCGCAGACTGCCGATTCACTTTCAGGAGCACGCCATGCTCAGCCGGTCGCGCATTTCCGCTTCGATGAAGCACCTCGTTGCCCGCATTCGCCGTATCGCCGCCGCGCTGCACCGGCAGCCGCGCGACGCAGCCGAAGACCATCGGCCTTCGGCACCCGTCCCGGGGGCGTTCGGCCTGCTGACGGGAGCCGGGGCGCAACCGCACCGTTGAAGTTGGGTTTCAGGGCCGGCGCTGTGGTCCCTCCGACAGGAATCGAAGTCCCCAGGTAAAAGGCATCAATCTGTCATGAGTTGCCCCCAAAGTTGCCCCCAGACCGACGCGCTGTCTCAGTTTGCCGCAGGCGCCGCCAGCCGCCAACTCTGTCGGTTTTGGGTCATCGCGGGGGGTGTGGGACTGACCCCCCCTCAAAAACACCGTAGACAGCGTAGACAGCTTAGACAGGCGGCCTAAGTTGTTGTCGCAGAACACTTTTGCTGTCTACGGCGGGCGAAAAACCTGTCTACGGTGTCATTTGTGGGCGTAGACGGTCGGCGCCCCCACACGTGGCGGGCACGACTCCTGCCGCTGATTCAGTAGTGGCTCAGCTCGCCCGTTCTGAACCTCGGGATGAACACCAATGGTCGCTCCCGTTTTGCCCACTAACGTAACCCCCCAGAGCGATGGACGCACCGTCGCCGCTGCAGCGCACAATTCGACTTGAGCGTATGCACACGAAGGGGCGTCATCAAAGCGCTCGGTCCACAGCAGGCGAAGGAGACACGACATGCTGAATTTGGACAAGGAAAGGCAGACCTATGAGTCGGCCTTGACAGACATGCTCAAAGCGGGAGAAGGCCAGTACGTGGTCATCCGTGGCGACGACATCTGCAAGATCCTGCCCACGTATGAAGAAGCCCTGGACTGGGCATACGAGACGTTCGGACTCCAACGGTTCATGGTCAAGCAAGTCAACGCGGTCGAGCCGGTTGCCTACTTGTCGCGGCACGTTGGTTCGTGCGCCGACTGACCAGTCGGATAGGTCCCATCGGTGCCCTGGTCGACGTCGAAATCGGCGTTGCCAAGCCGAACCGGCACGCGTTGGTGCGCGCAGGCCAGGCACTACCGCCGAGTATCGTGCTGACCCTGCTGGTAGACACCGGCGCTTCGCACACGTTCGTGGATGCGTCCCGGCTTGCATCGCTCGGCATCTCGCCAATTGATTCGTGTCAGTACCATTCCTCGTCCACCCAAGGGGTGGCAGCCGAGTGCGATGTGTACCCTGTCTCGCTGGCGTTAGGCACCCTCGCCGATCAGAACCTTTGGCGCTTCGATCCCTTCAAGATCATGGCCACGGCGCTCAGAGAGCATGGGCACCACGGCCTGCTCGGCCGCGACATCCTCGACTTGGTCCAGCTCGACTGGAACGGCCCCACTGGCTCGCTGGTAATCCTGTACCCATAGGCGACTTGCTGTGTAGACGGGGCCGCGCGCCTAGATTTGATCCTGCAAGATGGACGGCAGGACGCGGTACACCGACACACGACCCAGCGCACGCAGGCGCACCTGCATCGTGAGCCGGTTAGCGTCGTGCCGCAGGTGGCCCCGCTGTTTCAGCAGGGCGGCAACAGCTGCATGGTCGAAGCCCTTGCAGACGTCGCGGCGGAAGGACTCCGGGAAGACCAGGTACTCGGTGAGACTGGCCTGGATCTCGCTCGACGCCGCGGCGCTGCGCCGGTCGAGGTAGTCGGTCGCCGTGTCGTCCTTCAGGGGCTCGCCGTCTTCCGACACGCGGCGCTTCACACCGCCACGCAACGCGGTCGACGGGCGGTGATCCTCGGCCAGGCGCTGTTCCCAGGTGAACAGGGCGTCGCCGTTCTTCTCGATGAAGTGCTGCACCTGGCGCAGCATCGCCGCGTCTTCGCCGTTGTCGAGGTGGCCGCGCGAAGCGAGCCATCCCTCGAAGCACCGGCGCACGCCCCAGGCCGCATGCCCGGGCTTCCAGCCGGTGATGCCGGCTTCACTGGCCAACTCGCCCGCAGCTGCCACCAGGGCGAAGCGGGAGCCGACGCGGCGCACCTGCTCTGACGCGGCCTCAGGCACGAAGTCGGCCCTGTACCGGTCGATTCGAGCGGCCAGCAGGCCCGGCAGCTGCGCATAGTGCGCACAGGCCCATTCCAGCCAGGCACGGCCCGCAGTGCCGTAGAAGCGCGCAGCGTTGGCGGTGATCGTGTCCGCGATCTCGGCGGCGCTCTCGCGGCCGTGGCGCTCTTCGATGATGCCCATGCCGGCGCCCGCGTCGACCGGCACGTCGACCATGCGCACTTCCTGGCCAGCGTGCGTGCGCCGCCCGCCCTCGATCATGTGATCGGCCAGCGAGACTTCGCCCGACGACAGGAAAAGCAGCTGCCACGTGCGCCGCTTGCGGTTGAGCCCGCCGCGCGTGTTGCGGCCCTTCTCCTGGCCAGAGGCCAGCAGGTATGCGCATTCGCCGGCCAGGCGCGGGTCGACCTGGCCCAGTTCGTCCAGCACCAGCAGCGCGTCGGAGTGCTGCACGGCCGTGGCTTCGAGGTGGTTGTCGGTCTGGCGCCAGGTCTGCATGTAGCTCGGTCGGCCCCACACGCTGGCCGCGATCTTGAGCGCCGTGCTCTTGCCCGTGCTCGATGCGCCCCGGAGCGAGTAGCCACCGCTCTCCATGCCCGCCAGGCGGAGCATGGGCCCGGCGAACGCGCAGCACAGCGCGAAGATCAGCCGCGAGTTGTCGGCCGCCAGCGCCGCGACGCTGCTGCGCCACTGCGCCAGCTCGCCGTGCCTGCGGAAGGTGTCCTCCATGCCCGCTTCGCTCTGGAACACGAAGCGGCGGCCCTCGACGGCGCCGATGCACCCGGACGGCAGCACGTAGACACCGCCGCCCCACCAGCCCACCCGGTCGACGCAGGTGACGCGCTCGGTGAGCCGTCGAGTCTTGATGTACTGCCCGACCAGGTTGCGAGCCTTGGGACCGTAGGCGATGAAGAGACCCATGTCGCCCAGCCGCGCAGCCCACTCGGCCCCCTCGCCGTTGAGCATGCTCTCGGGCATGGCCCAGGACTTGACGTTGTTGTCGCGGTCCTTGAACTCGACCAGAAAGCCCCAGCCGTTCGTGTCTTCGGCGCGCGTGTGTGCCAGCACGTCCAGGCGGGCGCAGATGCGCCACGGCCGTCGTTCCTTCTCGATGAAGTAGACACCGGCGTCGCTGACCTCGAACGGGTCGGCATCACCGCCATCGCCCGGAGCCGCCGCGGCACGGCCGCTGGCGCCGGCGTCGGTGGCCTGTGGCTCCATTTCGTCGTCCTTGGTTTCGCTCGGCCCGCCAGCGGCCGATTTGCCGCCTCGGCGCGCCTTCGGCACCTGCGGCGCCGCGATCGCCGCGCGCAGCTGCTCGGCCACGGCCTGCAGGCCGGCGTGCGCCGCCAAGTCGTTCCAGTCGGTGCCACCTTCCGGCAGGCCCTCGGGGAACACCGCACCGGCGCTGCCGGTGTCGCAGTCAACGGCTCGCGCTGCCGTGGCCGCGGAGTCGCGGCCCGGGTTCCTGCCGGTGCGTTCGGCCGTATCTCGGTCGTCGTCGCCGCACACCAGCAGCAGGGCCGCCGGGTGCAGGCTGCGCAGCTCGCGTGCCACGTTGGCCAGGTTGCCGGAGTCGAAGCACACCGCGGCCGGCGCGCCCGATGCCTCGTGCACAGTGGCGGCCGTGGCATAGCCCTCGGCTAGCAGCAGCGCTGTCGCGCCTTCGAACACGCCGAGCGGGTGCCACAAGGCCGACTTGCGGCCGCCGGCCATGTAGCGTTTGTCCTTGCCGTCTGCTGGCTTGACGGGCGCAATGCGCTGCACGTTCATCAGCTCGCCGGCCGCGTTGCGCATGGGCACCAGCAGCGTGCCGTCGGGCAGGAACCGCAGGCCGTGCGCGCCGACGCCCTTGCGGTCGAGGTACGGGCTGCTGCCCTGCTCGCTGGCCCCATCCCACAGGCGCCGCGCCGCGATGGCAGTGCCATCGGCCCGGGCCCGGTATTCGGCCTCGATCTCGGCCTGGCGCTTCTCTTTGTCGGCGCGCAGCTTCTCGGCCGCCGCGGAGTCGACGGCCGGCTGCTGGCCGCTTTCAGGGAACCGCCAGCCGTGGTCTTTGGCGATGCCGAAGAGGGTGGCCACCTTCACCGGCCCGGGCTTGCGCGCGCTCTTCCACACCGCCAGGTCTTCTGCATGGTCGGGCTTGCCGCGCCCGCCGGCCCAGTCGAGGAACGCGTCGCTGCCGGCGTCGCCGACGCCGTCGAACACGGCGAACGCGATGCGCACGCGCTCGTCATGCCCAACGTCGGGCGGCACGCTGGCCAGCGCCTGGCGCACCAGCTCGGGCGTGGCCTGCACCGGCGCGCGCTTGCCCTTCGCAGCTGTGCGCTTCGTCATGCGGCCTGCGAACCCGCTTGCTCTTCGGCTGCCTGGCGCAGGCGCTCGTCGTGCGCCAGCAGGTACAGCACGGCCTGCAGCAGCACAGCCTCGGGCCGTGAGCACTGCGCCGCGATGCTTGCGCGTGCGGCCATCGCTTCACGCGCCAGGCGCAGCGCTTCGTCGCGGTTGCGCTGCATTCCGCCCAGGGCGTGCGCCACGCGGCGCAGGTGCGCTCTGTCGCCGTTGTCGAAGCCGGGCAGGTCACTGCCCAGCACCGCCAGCTGCGCGGCCACCGCGGCCGGCGCGGTGCGCAGCACTGCCGCTTCCTCGGTGGTCCAGGCACCCGGGTCGCCGCGCGTCATCGTGGGTCCCCACCGCGAGTCTTGCGTCGCTCGCGCAGGGCAAAGCAAGCGTCGATGTCGACGTTGATCAGCGCCTCCAGCTCGGTGAACATCGCCGCCGCGTGCAAGGCGAGCGCCGGGGCATCGTTCTGGCCTCGGAAGTTGCCCATTCCGTGCTTGGCGTTGTCCCCGGCGAGCAGGCAACCCACGGCCTCCATCACGGTGGCCGATTCGTTCGCCATGCGGCGGGCCAGTTCGCCCGACTGACCAGCGATCCACTGAAGTTCGCTTTCCGACAGCGCGGGCAGTGCGCGCGCCATCAGCAGCCGCGTGAGAGTCGCCAGATCGAACGGTCCGGGCGGCGCCGCGTGCGCTAGGGCGGAATGGAGCGCGTCGTCAACGAAGGCATCCATCTCCGGCGATAGCGGCGGCACGTTCGGGTTCGGTGCACGCGCGTTCATGCTGCACCTCCCATGGCCAGAAGAGAGGCCTTCGTGGCCGGGGCCAGCAGCCAGGCCTCGGTGCCCTTGATGCCGGCGCCGCCCATCGCGGTGTAGGCGATGTCAGCAACGCAACCGATGTTGCGGGCGAGGGCCACCGCTGCCAGGTCGCGCGTGGTCAGCGCGTCGTCGTGGTTTTGCAGCAGGTCGATGATCGTGTCGGCTTGCATGGCGATCTGCGCAAACACGTCTTGTGCGGCCTCTGCATGCGCATCGCTCGCGGTGACGGCCGCAGCCGGCGCCTTCGAGACCGCCTGCGCGATCGACACGCGCCAGGGATGGTCAGCGCCGTAGTGCGCTGCTGCCATCCAGCCATCGAGCGCGCGCAGCAGCTGCCACGGGTCGGGGCCGGCTTTCTGGCCCGTGCTCTTGATCGTGCGGGCGCTCATGCTGTCTTCCTCGCTGCCGCAGCAGCAGCACCCGCGGCGCGCTCGACGAGGTCTTGGAGCATGGCGTCTGCCCTGGCGGCAGTGGCCATGGCGTTCGCCAGCGCCCCGATGCGCACCGACGGATCGAGGATCACCTGGCCTTTGGCGCCGTTGTGGACGAGACCATCGGCTTCGTCGTCATCATCGCCAGCGTCGACGATCTCGTGCTGGTGGGCGTTGCGAATGCGAAGGTACAAGCCCTTCGCCATGTCGTTCAGCACCCGTGAAGCGTCAGACGAGAACTTGAAGCCGCTCTCGTGCGTGTTGTCGGCCATGCACTGGTAGTACACCGTGCTCCAGGCCGACCAGAACAACGCGGCAACGTGGCGGCAGAACTCAGCATCGGTGCTCGGCATGCCCGCGAGCTTCAACCGCTCAGCCTCGACCAGTTCCCGCGCTTTCCTGAGCTGGTCAGCATCCCAGCGATCGGGCCGCCGCAACGGCCGGCCGATCATCGACAGCGCACGATCCTCAAGCATGCGCTCCCGCTTCGATGCCTGCTCGTCACCCAACGGAGCAATGCCAAGGGCGGCACGCAGCTGCTCGACAAGTGACCTCAGCGCCCTCGGCTGGCCGCGCGGGATATCGCGACGCAGGAGCTGCCCCTCGGCATCGGCCAACAAGCCGGCCGCGCCGTTGCCGTCAATGCTCACGTGCCCGCTGTCGTCGCGGGCGGACATGAGGTCAGCGTACACGCCGCGAGCCCGGTAGTGCTGGCAGATGGAAGCGGTGAGCCTGACCACGATGGTTGTCGTGGTGGCGGCGGCCGTCATCGTCGGGGCGTTCATAGCGCACCTCCGCACTGCTGGGCCTGCACGGCCTCGGCCGCGTCGGCCGCTGCGCTGAGTGCCCGGGCCATGGCGCGCGCCTGGCCGGGGGTCATCGAGCTGGCCAGCGTCAGCGTGCCGGCGCCCAGCTCGAAGCTGACGCCGTAGCAGGCGCCGGCGCGCCTGGTGCTGTACACGCAGGCGAGCTGCCCCGCCAGCGTGAAGACGCCATGACTGCGACGCGTGCGAGTCGAGCCCGGCACGAGCTGCAAGGTGCGCCGTGGCGCGGAAAGGGGTGTTGAATCAACGGGCGACGGTGCGCCCAGGGTCTGACCAGCCATTGCGTTGGCTCCTGTGTTGCGGTGCAAGCCCGCCGCCCTCGCTTCCAAACGAGGGTGGGGACCAAAGCGGGGTTGGAAGACCGGAACACAGGAACCGGCGAGCCTTGCGGCTCCCCCGCCCTGGCCCCCGTAGAAACAGGAATCCAAGGCGTTGACGCGCAAAAAAGGCCGCTCTTTAGGCGGCCGCGCGCCTGTGTTTTCCGGGCTTCCAAACCCGACCCCGACTACGCCGGGGCGATAGCACTTTAGCACCGGAGGCGCGCGGCGGGAAGTTACCCCTGCGCGGCGACCGTGGCATCGCCAGAAAGTGGGGCTCGGCGCTTCAAGCGTGGGGGCCTGGTGCCTCGGGCCTTGCACGGCCAAGTCTTCTGCCTTGCACTTCGAGTGCGCCCGCTGGTCGCGGCGGCGCTGCGCGGCGAAGGCGCCATCCGCCGCCATGTCGGCGTCGGGTGTCTTGCAACCCAACGTCCAATGAAGGAACCGAAGATGGCCCGCGAATCCAAGAAGACCGCGATCTACTCCCTGCCGCGCGACAGCGTCGTGTGGCGCGTGGTCGACTACCTGCACCTGCACAAGACCGAGATGTTGAACCGCCACGACGTCGCCGTGAAGTTCGAGACCGATGCGAGCACCGTCGACTCGGTGCTCGCCATGGCGGTGGACGCCGGCTTGCTGAAGCGCGCCCGCGACAGCGAGAACGTCATCGTGTGGCGCCGGCCGCAGCGCGTGCGGAATCAGTTTGCGACGCCGTTCGCCAACGGTGTGCGGTCGACCGCAAGGCTGGACATCAGCACAATCAAGATCGAGCACGACATACCGATTGCAGACCCCGTTGCCCGCGGTGGCCAATGGAAGGCGCTGTTTGACCGCATGAAGCCCGGCGACAGCTTCCAGGTGCCCACTGCTGCCTATGCGGCGCTGGCGCACGCACGTCAGGAATACAGCCGGGCCGACAGGTCTGCGAGCTTCGTGGTGCGCAAGCTGAGTGCGGAGTTCACGAGGATCTGGCGCACGGCATAGCGGGCCGGCGGCTGCCCCGGCGGCGCGGCGTAGTGTCTTCATACGCCGCCCGCCGGAAACGTCGACACCAGGTCCTGCCCCGTGGCTTCGTCCCACACGATCAGCCGGCCGATGTTGCTGGTGGCGATGCGGTAGCGGTGGCCGTCGTGTTCGAACCGCCGGCGGCGGTGGCACACATACGCTTGCTCGGCCGCGGCCAGCAGCGCAAGGGTGTGTGGGTACAGCAGCACCTGGTCTTTGTAGAAGAGACCGATGCGGCGCAGGCAAGCGATCTCGTGCAGCAGCGCGCGCCGTGCCTTGTCGGCCTCGGCGCGGGCCCGGCGGCGCGCCCGCATGTCGCCGGCGCGGTTCACGACGTGTGCCCTTCGTCGCCGGCCGGCTTGGCCGGTGCGATGCGGTCCTGCACCCACTGCAGGACCGCGCTCTCGGCCCATGCCACGCTGCGCTCGGTGATCCTCACCCGGGCCGGAAACTCGCCCTTGCGTTCAAGCGTGTAGATCGAGGTACGGCCCAGGCCGGTGAGCCTGGAGACTTCGGCCCGGCGCAACAACCGGTCTTGCCGCACCTGCGGCCTTGTTTCGCTGACGAGCTGCACCTTGGCGGCCTCCATCGGCCACTGCGGCCGTTGGTGACACTGTCGCGGTGCAACCGCGGTGCAGGCAATGACGCAACCGCGTCGCTACGGTTGCAAAGTTGCTGACGGTGCAGCGAATGCGCCGGCGCGGGGAGCGGAGACAGGCGGGCGCAGCAGGTTTCTGCTCAGCACCATGTTGAGCACCTTCTCCACGCTGGCGCGGGAAACCTGGGCCTTTCGGCCAGGCAGCAACCGGGCCCAGTTGGCGCCGATCTCTGCCTTGTCCATGCCGTCCTTGTAGGCTCGATGCACGGCCAGGCACTCTTCGTCGGTGTACGCGGCATTCGCAGGCGCCGCAGGCTCGCATGGCGCCGGTCGAGCACCATCGGCATCGGCTGCCGAGTCTGCCTGGTAGCCGAAGAACTCCCGTGCATCTTTGAGTCGAATAGCGAGCACAGACGACAGGCCGCAGCTCAAACGCGAAGGGTTGTCGACCCATTCTGGAAGTTCGGACGCCAGCGCGAGCGCTGCCTGGACTGGTGCGTTCACGCCTGTGATGTTGGCGGGCGGAGACACAGCGAACACCTTCTCGAAGTCGTCTGTGAAGTGAGCCCCGGTGAACTCACCCCAGTCTTCGTCGCCGGTGACTTCGACAGCATTGTCCCGATCATGAGCGCCAGGTTCGAAGGCATAGACGCGCACGCCGCGCGCCACCGTGGCCAGCGTCCAAAGCTGCAGCGTCCACAAGGAAGCGGCGCGAAGGTTGAGTTCGGAGTGTTGACGCCGCTGGTCTTCGAGCAGCTGCTCGAAGACAACGGCCTCACCGTCGGGCGACAGGTCGACACGCTGCACCGCGCGCTCGGGCCGGCGTGGCGCGTCTTCCGCCCAGAAACGGTTGAACGCTGCCTGGCCAAGGCCACGAGACTGCCAACGGATGCCGATCGCGAATCGACCATTGGCACCCAGGCCGAGGCAACCGATGTTGAGTGACTTCGTCATGTGGCTCCCGCTAACTGGCCCCGCTGATGCACTGAGAAGAATGCACCGCGCCGGCGGCGGGAACCAAACGCAGCGCTGGGATCAGCAGCACTGTGGCGCGGTGCAGGCGCATGTTGCCGTAGCCGGTGTCTCAAAACAAGGGGGGAAATTGAGACGAGCCGCCGACTCGGCCTTGCTTCTCACTGCAAGGTTGCCAGCCCGAAGAGAGGCGCACGGCCTCTTGACGCAGTCTCGGCGACCACGGTTTCGTAGGCTTGCTGCACACCTGCCATCAATGCCGCTGCATTGGCCTCGGTGACGCCCTGCGCGGCCAGGTCGACAAGCACCTGGTACATGGATGCCAGCGCCAGCTCGTGGCGCGCCAGGTCTTGGACCGACGCGCGCCGGGCGATCTCGACCCAGTCGCCCTGCGTCCTCGGCTGATCGGGATCGACGACGTTCATACCGCGAAGCCACGAGCACGCAGGTGCTCGACGAACTCCTGCTGGGTGCGAACGGTCATCTGGTACAGCGCTTCGACCGTTTGTGCCTGGTCTGCGCGTGCGTCCACCTGGAAGGTGGGCGAGTAGGCCACGATGAGGCGGGAGGTGCCGCCGGCCCCGCCAGCTGCGGGGTTGTACTTTGCCGGCACCACAGCCTCACCCCTGTGCACCTTGACGATCATGTCGCGTTGCACGTAGTTCGTGCCCGTGGCCAGGCCTTCACCTGGGCGGTCGAAGCCGGGATATGGTGAGCCGCCGGTGAAGCTGGCGTCGACGCCGCCACCCTTGATCGCCGGGAAGAACATGCCCAGCAGGTCCCAGAAGATGCCGCCCTTGCCGTCTTTGCCCACCGCGCCGGTGGCGATTGCATCGGCGATGCTGGATGTGAGCCGTGTGTACACGGCGTCGCCCAGTGCGTTGGCAAAGGCTTTGGCGGGGTTGTGCGAGTCTCGGAACGCGGCGCTGAGAGCGTTGCGCACGTCGTTGTACGTGGCCTTGCCGGCTTCTGCAGCGGCCTTGTCGCTGGCTGCGCGTATGTCGGTGTCCAATTTGTCGCGGCTGAGTCCGCTCTTCTCGCCGAGCAGGCGCAGAGCTTCGTCGCGCGCGCCGGGGCTCACCTGCGCCGCGAGGCGTCGTTCTGCGATGGAGCGATCCAGTGCGATGAGGGCTTCGCCCCGCTGCCTCTCGTCGGCGATCAGCTCGATGCCGGCGCGGGCGTTTTGGTCTCGGAGGGATGCAAGGAACTCGGCGTCTCTCGCACGCAGCTGGGCGTCGCGTTCATCCTGCAGTTGCAGCTTGCTGGTGAAGAAGGAATCGACGAGACCTTCTTCCACTTGCTGCGCCTCCAGCAGGCGCGCGCGAGCGTCCCTGGAGTCCAAGATGTCGAAATTGACGGCTGGGTCAAGCTTTCGCGTGGCCGCTGACGACGCCAACGCATCCTTGATGCCCGCGCGCGTCTTCGCCGCGGCCTCGCTGCGGGCGTCCGCGTTCAGCTGTTCAGTGCTGACGGAACGCTGCAGCTCGCGGGCTATTTGCTGGCGCGCGATGATCTGGCTGCGCAACTGCTCGGCCGCGTTGCGTATGCCATCCGGTGTGCGCACCAGAGCGTTCGGGTCGGTGCCGTTGAGGCGGCCCTGCAGCGACTCGATCTCCCCGCGCACCGTGTCGAGCTGCTGCTTCAGGGTGCTTGGCTTGCCTTCGTTCAGGGCGGCCTGCCAGAAGCGGCCCCAGAGCTTCGCTGTGCCCTCCAGCAACTTCTCGATGGTGCCGAGCTGATCGCGCTGGCCCTCTAGCGCCTTGGTCAACAGCTCGTTAGTGAGCTTGGCAGCCTCGGCCGCGCGGCCCTCCTGGTCCAACTGCTGGATGCGCTTGAACTGCGCCAGGTTCAGAAAGTTGTATTGCTCATTGAGCTTCGCAGCGAACTTTGCCGGTTCGTCGAGCTGCGATGCGAAGGTGCCGGCGATCTTCCTGGCGCTCTCGCCAGACAGGTCAGCGATGCGGGCGATGGCCAGTGCCTGGCTGCCCAGCACGGCCGAACTGGTGCGCCCGGTGGCCGCAAGGGCCAGGGCGATTTCTCTTGCACCGCCGACCGTCTGCCCTGACGCGGTGCTGATGCGTTGCGCGATGTCTTCGACGCCGCTGGCGGTGACGCCGGCCGCGTTGCCCGTCAAAGCCAGCATGTCGCGCAGCTCGTCGGTTTGCGTCACGCCCTTGTAGGCTGCCAGCGCCACGGTGCCCAAAGTCGCTGCCAGGCCGCCGAGCAGAAGGTTGGCCGGCGTGATGAAAGTACCCAGCGCCTTGACGGCGTTACCGACGCCACCGAAGCTGTCTTTGATCTGGCCGCCCTGCTGCAGCAGGATGAGCAGCGGGTTCTGGCCGCCGGCCAGCTGGGTGGCTATGTCGGTGAATTGCGCAGGCAGCGTGCGCATCGCTGCGGCGGTCTGGCGTGCGCTGATCTCGCCGGCCTGGCCGACCTTGCCAAGCGACTTGGCAATGCTGTCGGCGCTGGCCGGCACGGTGCTGCCGTCGAGCTTGATGACGACGACGGCTTCTTCTCTGGTGCTCATGCTGCGTGGTCCTTCAGCGCGCCGGATCGGTGGGGGTCAGCTGGTCGGCCGCGGCAACCGCCGGCCTCAGGCCGCGCGCGGCCTGGTGAGTCGGCCGTGGTACGCCAGGAAGAACTCGCTCCCCGCGCTCGGAAAGGCATCGAGCAGGGCTTCGAGCGCCGCGGGCGTGTAGTCGACGGGAGCGCCCTCCTGGTCCACAAAGCCCGACCAGCCTGCGATGACCTCGCCGAGAAACTCAGCTTCGGTCTTGCGCTCCTGCGCCTGCTGCTGCCACAGCTTGAGCTCGGCGGCTCCCTTGTGCCTGAAGGTAACGCTCACCGGCGTCGACTTGTCGCTGCCCGGCGACGATAGGTTGACGTCGATGGTGAAGGTGGGGGAAGGCGTGATGCAGAACATGCCTGAAGGCTCCTGCCTGATGCTTTGAGGGGTTGGCACCGTCACACGACAAGGAAGCAGCCGCGCTCGATGTGCCTCGCTCGAAGGCCGGGTTGCCTTCTCGCCGATGGGCCCGCATGAGTTGGCCGATGAACGGCGGCCCCGAGGGATCTGCGCTTATGCGTCGCCCTCTACTCGGCGCGATCCCCAGGCATCGGCTCTCCGGCGATGCCTATTCGATGCGGCTCAGACCATGCGCACGAGAACGGCGCGCTGCCAGTGGCCGAACGCGACGTTGCGGATGGCGTCGATACCGAACTGCCAGGCATCGTTGTTGAACTCGAACTCGGAGCCTTCGGCCAGGGCGCGCACCTGAAAATCGCGCTCGGTCTGGCGAATGATGGGTTTCGTCGAGCCGTCGACCCGGTAGAGAGCGAAGCGGTCCGTCCACGTGAGCCGTGGGTTCGCGACCACTTCGAGCTCGATGTCGAGCGCCGCGACAGGGTTGACGTTCTGCTGTGCGGCTTGCGTGCCGAACGCCGCCACGGCAGCCTGGGCCAGAAGCAGGAACTTGACCGGCACCATCAGCACAAAGCGACGTGCATTCCCGTTGATGGGTTCGCCCTGGTCGTCTTTCAGGGTGAAGAACTGCGTGACTCCACGTGCAATGCAGCGCTGGAATTCTTCGAGCGAGGGCTGCGTCGGGATGCCGTGAATCAGCGTCGGCTCTTCGCTGATGTCGACGCTGATGCTGTTGGACTGCACGCCCGAGTCGAACTCGCTGTGCGTCGTCGAGAAGAAGGTCTGGCCGTCGTACGCTGTGGCGGTTTCGCCGATCGCGGTCAGCGCGTAGATGAGCGAAATCCAGTGCTGCACGCTCTGATCGGCGAACTCTTCCACGCGCAAGCGCATCTGGCCGGTCTTGTCATTGCGCCAATCCCGGACGTTCACTTCCAGCGTGGCTTCGTAGGGCTTGCTCTCGATGGTGACGCTGCCCAGCTGGTGCAGCCCTTTGACCTGGCGGCCCGCGCCGAAGGGCCGCATTGGAGGCGCATGCCCGATGAACGGGTATTGCTCCCAGACGCCGGACATGGTTTGCGAGCCCACATACAGCTCGGCAAGTTGACTCACCCAGGCACGCTCGGGGGCCGCCTCGACGCGAGCGAAGTAGACGCCCATGACAGAACGGCTGGAAAGTTGGCTTTGGTCGCTCATGTGGCGGTGCCTTTCGTGGTTGCCGAGCTGGCGTCAAAGACCGTTGGGGAACAGGCCTGCAGCGTGGGCCTTGCTATGGAAGCCGCCGGCCGGGGGCGCCGACGATGCGGTGCCGGCGTCCTGGTCACCTTTGCCGAGGACCCGCAAGCGACCCTCGGCGAATGCCACCTGGTACGCGATGAAGGACGCCTTGTTGTCGACGAACTCCTGCCGGATGGCCGGATTGCTCGCCCAGGTTGATTCGGCGGCATGAACGATCGACTCGCGATCGATGGCGGTGTCTCGGTTCATGTCACGACTCCGTTGTCTGGATGGTTTTGTCAAGCGTCTGTTGCGCCTCTACAGGCGCGACAGGTTCTGCGGCTGTGGCGAGCACCTGCGGCAAGTCGACCTCCGCCGCCGGCGCCGCCAGGAGGCGCATGCAACGGCGCGCTGCGTCCTGGGTCAGCGGCGCGACGGATCGCCCTGGCTTGGCATAGGAGCCGTCCAGTTGGGCGACCAGGGAACGCTGGTTGGAGAAATAGGCCGCCTTGAGCAACTGCACCTCGACCGGAACGAGGCGCACGGCTCGCTCGTAGGCGTCGAAGAGTCGACCAGAGGCCAGTGCAAGGTCGTTCAGCGCCAGGTCCCATGCGATATGCGTGCGCTCGCAGGTGGCGATGCCGAGGCGGTGAGTCGCCTTCTCCAAAGTCGCGCGGGCCGTGGCTGCTGTCGCCCGGCAAGATGCTGCCTGCTCTTCGAGGCCAGCGACCAACGCGCCGATGCGCGCCGCTTCCTCGCGCGTGGCCATGGCGTTCGGAGCCGACTTTTCGGCTCGCTTCTGCGCCGCGTCGTCACCCGAGGCAACGGCTTGGGCATAGTCGGCCGCGCTGCGATTCAGGCCAGTGGCCAACTGCGCGTTCAAGTCTGCGAGTTTGGTGCGCAGTTCGGTGGCGCGCGCTGTGAGGCGCTCGACTTGATCGTTGGCCGCCTGCTCAGTCGCGCGCGCACTGGCAGCTGCGCTTTCGGCGGTGGCGATCTCGGTTTCGGCCGCACTTGAGTCGGCGGCGGCGACTTCCTCGATACGCCGCATGGCGTCGACCACGACGGGCTCGGGGTCGGACTTGAAGAGGCGCGCGAAGAGGGTGGCGAGTTTCGGGAGTTTCATGGGCAGCGGTCAGAGTGACACTGCCTCGACTTTCGCCATGCAACCGCCTACCCGACAAGGGTGCAACCGCACCGAAGCGGTTGCATTCTTGGGTTGCCCTCAGCCCTTCAATCCGTCACCAGGTGGCGGCGGCTCAACTTCCGGCCCGCCGGGCCGCCAGCGCGAGAGCCGACGCAGGAAGCTGTCGAAGGCAGCACGGAGAACTTGCTCCCGTTCCAGCCGCCCAGGCGGTGCGCTCTCGACAAGCTCCAGGATGTGCAAACACTCGCGATCCAGAGCGCACCGCGTTGCCGCGCTTGCAGCGTCTAGGAGCGGGTTGAGCTGGCCCGCTGGGATGAGGCGCGCACGTTCCTTGGCGAGCTGGTGCTCCAGCCCGTCGGCCTGCAGGCGCCAGAGGCGATCCTGCGGCGTCTCGGGTGCAGAGGCCTTCTGCACTTTGCGCTGCACGTCCCACCAAATGCAGGCCGCGGAGTCGTACACCGACGGCTTGTTGTCGCCGCCGCGCTCCAGCACGGGGAACCCCGCGTGCTGCCATTCGCCGATGGTCTTGGCCGTGACGCCGAACAGCTTGGCGACTTCCTCCTGCCCGACTATCCGCATGCCCTGCTCCTATCGATCACCCACCCTCTATAGGGCGCTGGAACTAGAGATTGGACGGGGTCCGAATTACCCCCACCCCGGAGGGTGCCAGAGGGACCCATCGACCCTGCGGTCAGGCAAGGCCGCCGGTCCGAGGACCGAGGGCCACCAGGAGAGCGCGGCGTCGCAGTGAGGGAGGGCAGAAGCACAGGACGAAGGATGCCTGGATTGGGCAGACAAGAGAAGAGAAGAGAAGAGGAGAGGAGAGCACTCCACTCCTCTCTCTCTTCTCTTCCTGCCCTTCGCTGTCTACGCTGTCTACGGTCTGTCTACGGTGCTGTCTACGGTCCTTCTTCGGCCGTCGAGATTCCGTGAAACCCAGCATCCATGCGGGTTTCCGGCCGGTCGACCATCTTTGCCAAGGGTCCTGTCTACGCGTCTACGGTCGATGTGTGCACGCGCCGGCGCTTTTCCTTGGCGGGCGCTCAAGCTCGTCGCGCGAAGATGGATGCGCCCACATCCCCCCACGGCCCGGGCGACCATTGCATCGAGAGGAATCAGGGCCGGTCGACGAGGCGAAGCGCTGGCACCTCACCTGCGCACACGAAGCCGATAGCCAGATGGACGCCGCCCGGCAGAAGGCCGGGCGCTGCAGGGGACGCTTGGGTGCCCTCGGATCGAAAGCCGTTCAGGTGCCGCGACTCTTGCGCTTGCCGATCGGCACCACGACACCCGTGCGCTTGGCATCGAGGAAGTCGGCCCACCACTGCGCCAGGGCAGTGCGCTCGGCCACATAGGCGGCGCGATGGTAGGCCGCGCGCACGTCGTTGCGCTCGACATGCGCCAGCTGCCGCTCGATCACATCGGGGTTGTGCCCGCACTCGTTCGCGACCGTCGAGAAGAGCGCCCGGAAGCCATGCGCGGTGGCGATGCCCTTGTATCCCATGCGTGCGAGCGCACTGTTGAACGTGTTCTCACTGAGCGACTTGCCGGGGTAGTACGGGCTCGGGAAGACCAAGCCACCGGGGTCCTGATGTGCCTCGATGCTGCGGAACAGGGCCACGGCCTGGCGAGAGAGCGGCACCAGGTGCTCGGCCTTCATCTTCATGCGTTGAGCCGGAATGCGCCATCGGGCAGCGTCGAGGTCGATCTCTTCCCAGCGAGCCCCTCGCAGCTCACCGGGCCGAACAACTGTCAGCAGCAGCAGGCGCAGAGCGGTCCCGGTTGCCACATCACCCTCGTACGCATCGAGCTTGGCCAGGAGTGCTGGCAGCTCGGCTTCGGGCAGCGCCGCACGGTGCTTCACCTGGCGTGGCTTCAGCAGCTCGTCTGCCTTCACGTCGAGTGTCGGGTTCGTGTCGATCCACTCCTTCACCACGGCGAACCGAAACACGGACCGGATGCGCTGCAGGACGCGAACGGCTGTCTCGCCGACCCCGCGCTGCTCGATCGCGCGCACGGCCGCGGCGATGTGGCGCGCCTTGATGTCCGCGATCGGCATGGCGCCCAGGGTGGGGAATGCGTCCGCCTCCAGGCTGGCCAGGACCCTCGCCTTGGTGTCAGGCGCCCAGCGGGCGGAGTTGTGCTTCAGCCAGGCCAGCGCCACCGGCTTGAAACCCCGCTCGGCCTCCAGCTGCGCCAGCAACTTGTCGGCCTTGCGCTCGGCGCCTGGGTCCATGCCGCTGGCCAGCAGCTTGCGCGCCTCATCCCGGCGCTCGCGCGCGGCCTTCAGCGTGGTGTCTGGATAGGTGCCCAGCGAGAGCCGCTTCTCCTTCCCGCCGTGCCTGTACTTCAGGCGCCACCAGCGCCCGCCGCTCGGGGCCAGTTCGAGATACAGGCCGCCGGAGTCGAACAGTCGGAGCGGTTTCGAGCCGGGTTTCGCGGCCTTGATGGCGGTGTCGGTCAGAGGCATTTGGGGGCAACTCCTTCAGTTGCGGATTCTGATGCCCCCAAAGTTGCCCCCAGACACGACCGGCTGCCCGCGAACGTCAGCGAACATCCCGGAACGAAAAAAAGCCCGCTTCCCTCGTACGGGAGCGGGCTTCTGAGCCTTGGCGGCTGTCCTTGAACAACTTTCTGGTCCCTCCGACAGGAATCGAACCTGTATCTGGCGCTTAGGAGGCGCCCGTTCTATCCATTGAACTACGGCGGGGCAGCCTTCGATTTTGTCATGCCGGGCACGTCGCGCTTCCAGCCCAGATGATGTTCGGCGGCCGGACGCCTCGTTCTCTGCGAACCAATGTCGTCCTCTTTCTTACAAGGGACGTAGTCAATGGCTGACAGCGAACTAGACCTTCGTGCTCTATTCTGGATCAAGATCTGGTTCTTGATCGTCTTGCTCCAACGTCGACTGTCAGTCACAGCGCGTCGTCTGGATGAATGACGGCATCCATCGCCCACTATGCGAAACCCCTTTCGACAGCGCACAATGCGACCGTTCAATCCGCCTCATGTCGATGGCGAAGGCCGGAGCAATAGAACCATGGAACACCTGAAGAACCTACTCTTGGGGTTCGGCGAGGTACTCACTGCGTTCGGTACCGCCCCACCCTATCAGTACCCGAAGCGCGGGGCTCAAGCTGCTGATGCGGGCAAGATCCAGCAAGACTTTGGCGTCGTTGGTCGCGATCTGGCGACATCGACCGACAAGGCACTGAAGGAGGGGCATGAGCAAAACAACGACCGTGCAGATGCGGGACAAAGACCGGCAACTGACAGCATCCGCTCACGAAACCGACGCACCTATCCTGCCAATCGCGCAGCTTGAAAAGCTTAAGGAGATCGCGCCCGATCGGGTTTCTTGGGTCTTCGACGAGACGGCCAAAGAAGGCAACTTTCGTCGCGATGAAACCAAACGCGTCAACACGTTGGTTTTCACCGAGCGACTGCTCGGCATCGTTGCCGGCTTGGCTATCGGCTGCACATCGCTCTGGGCGTCCTACCAGCTCGCAATGGCCAATCACGACACCGTGGCGGCCATCATCGGTGGCACGACCGTCGTGGGGCTTGTCTCGGCATTCTTGTTCGGTGTGAAGCGACGCACGGACAACTGA